CCAGTTTGCACATTTACGGTCATGTCAGTACCTGTAGCTAAGACCTGTAACGCATTACCTACATCCTCATACACTCCATTACTCACTAAACCATTAAAGTACTCACTCATTTGGTCAGCATCATAACGTCTATCACCGTCAACGCTGTTAAAAAATCCATACGTTATAGCCATTTAATTAACCTCCCATTTACTAAATGTTGGAACTACTGAAGTTCCATTTTCATCCTCTGCATAAATTATCTCTATGATCCTAGGTGTAGCTTGTATACCCTTTTCATTTTCAATTTGGACTATATCACCAAGGAAGTAGTCTTGATTGAGCTTGTATAAGCCATCATAGTCTATATCTCCACTGAAAGACTCTGTGTAAGCTGTCTGATCCAGTTGAGTCTGTCCATACTCCCTAAGCATCTGTAAATATGTTTCAAGAGTAATAATCTCACCATTACTACTAACTGAACCACCATCTATATAAGCTTCATATCTGTTTAGTCCTGATGCAGTTCCTATTGTTGCAGTACGTTGAGCTGTTCCTTCACCCTCTCCACCAATAAGAGCAGCGTTCTGATAATTGCTCATATTATAGGTGTAAGAGCTACTAAGTAAATTATCAAACTCAGGACTGAATACAACTGGAGTTACTGCATTTTGGTCATATGTCCTATCAGTTCCTTTGTAGAGCTTAAATACATACTTGTTATTCTTAATATATACATCCCAGCCGTATCCGTAAGTAGTGCATATCTGCTCTAACCACTCTGCTAGATTTTCTCCCAAAAGCTGAAGCTCTATAGTATCTGTAAAATTATTTATTGTATCCAGGATAAAATTATTTATAGTTCTGTATGACTCTGAAGGACTTATTATATTTTCAGTTATGACTTGCCTTATCCCTATTTCAGCATTTCCAGTAAGGTTGGTCTGCTGCCATACTATCCTACGTTTAAGTAGGTCATTCTTAAGACCCTTGCCAGTAAGAGTGAGTATCCAGCCTTTTTCTGTGTCAAAATCTAACTTATAACCCTGGATAACCATTACATTAGTATATCCATCTGTTGTTACATCTATATCTCTGACTAAGTAAGCTCCCGGTTTAAGTATGTTTACATTCTTAGAGCTGGCATTAACTACAAGCTGGAAGTCATTCTGACCAAAATACTGCATATTCCATATACAAGACTGATAGGAGCTTATAATATCAGTAGCTCCATTCAGCCCATTAAGTACATATATATCCATATTTATACCCCCTCATAAAGGTCATCCAGATAGATATATGTATCAAGGTTCTCAGGACCTACTGTGCAGTTAACAGCAAACTTACTTACTCCAGGAGGTATCTGCAACCATACTGATCCATACCCTACAGAACCTATTATGTTGGTGGTTACTCCATTATGTGTCTTTTCAACTGACTTCTGTTTTTTCTTAGTGTTAATAATTATCTCGTCTGTGTTCTGCATTGTTATATTTAACTTAAATGACTCATTAGTATCTAAGTTGTAAATAGTTGGATTAGCTACATAACCTCTAGCCCTTAGAATAAATACTGCTCCTGTTTCAACGTCACCCTTGTTAAGTATTTCAGTCTCGTCCTCTATCAGTGTTTCACTAAAAGGAATGGGCTGAGATATACTAAATGGAAACTCAAACATAGGTGTAATTCCTAAAAAACTAGCTTCAGCCTGTTCTATGTCTTTGAAATATGGATCAGGACAGAAAATGGTAAGCTGGGCTATCTGTTTCTTATTAAAGAACTCTATCTGAATACTCTTGCAGTAACCATCTATAAATACATCTCTGGAAGTGTTTTTATAAAATAGTCTCACTGGATACTTATTTTTGAAGTATTTATATAGATTTATTCTATTTACCTCAGCTGGGCCATTAATAGCCATAGTTATAGTAATCTGTCTGTTATCTACATATGAGCTATTAAATACTGACCCGTCTGAGTTGGCATTTCTTGTGGTATTAATGACTGCATCAGGTGGATCAAGACCTTCAATACTTTCAATAACATAAGCATCATTATGGGTAAGCTCCATCTGCTGACCATATTTATTTTGAGCAATTAATGTATACATTCTTACCCTCCTTAAGTCATAGCCTTAACCATTGCTACCTGTTGTCTTCTAGCCTGATAAGTTTCAAGAGCTGATAAACTCTTAGGACTTGTATTATTCTGAGTCAGATTATAATTATTTATTACATTAGTAGTCTGACCAACTGAACCACTACCACCTATTGAAGCTTTCATAGATCCTAAGTCAACTTTCATATTATCAAGTGGAGTTGCTACAGTCTGAGCCATAGTCTGAGCTGTCTTTTTAATATCAGTTAAAGTACCTTTAAGACCATCTATAAGACCTTCACCAGTATAATCTCCTATGACTTCCATAACCTTGCTTGGGCTGCTTATCTTAAGCTCTTTCTTAAAGTTATCCACTATAGACTTAACAAATGTCTTTACTTCTTTACTCATGTAATCAGTGTTTTTAGTAAGCCCTTCAACAAACCCCTTCATAGACTGATTACCAAGCTCTTCCAGTTGTTTAGGTAAACTTGCAAGGGCTGTGTTAAGTTCTGTCTGATACTCTTCAGCAACTTTATCTATGTCTTTCTTGTAAGTCTTTTCTGCCAGCTGTTCAGCTGTTGCCATCTTCTCATCATAGGCATTAGAGTAAGCTTTAAGGTCTGCATCTGATAGAGCTAAGAGCCTATCCATAAAAGCATTCCCCTCTTCCATTTCATAGCTCGCAATCTCATCAAATAAGCCAGAGGATACTTTATCTTTAATCTTCTGAAGCTTACTAGCATAGTCCTTAATCTGCTTAGTCTGTTCAGTTATGTCATTAACTGTCATAACTCCAGCCCCTGAGATACTAAACAGCTCCCCGGCTGACTTAAGCTTAGTTGTCAGTATATCTTGCTTATTTACCAGCTCATCATACTTAGCTTGGAACTTATCACCTATTCCATTCAGTGTAGTGTTAATAAGATCCTGAGCCTTACTACTGTAGTTATTAATAGCCTCAGTAAACTCACTTATCATTTCTACTGAAGCATCCTGATAAGCAGTCTTATACTTATTCTGGATGGCTATGAGCTTAGCATACTTGGTCTTTTCAGCTGCTATCTGTTTATCAAATGATGCATCAGATGCAGCTATAAGCTTTTTAGCATTTTCTTTCTCAGCCGTTATCTTCTTGTCAATCTTGGCTTGTTCGTTTTTATCTGTAGTCTTCTGCTTAGCTTGTTCAAGGTCTAATAGTTTGGCATTACTATCATTTTGGATTTGAGCCGTCTTATTAGCCCTTTGTTGTTCAATCTTAGCTATAGCTTTATTCTGTCGAGTCTCAATCTTAGTTATCTCTTTATCAAACTCAGCAAGCTTCTTTTCATTTTGATAGGTCATCTTATTGACCATATAATTAGTCTTAGCAGATAGCTTGTCTGCAAGCATCTCAGCAGCACTTGCCCCGGCTTCAGAGAACTGGTAGTTGCTTACTTTGGATACTTCCTTAACAGCTGCTCCTACTAAGTTCTTAACAGTTTTAACTAAGTTTTTCTGCTGAGAGGATATACCATTGATATAACCCTGAGTGAAGTATTTACCTGACTGATATGTAAGTTTAGAAGGTGATCCTTCTTGCTGTCCACTTTTTAAAGCATTAAGTGCTGTCTTAGCCAAGTTCCATGCAGTAGTCCAAACTGAATTAGTCTTGTTGTTCATACCATTTATGAAGCCTTGACCAAAATTTTCACCTGAAGTCTGCGTGAGTCTTGAAGGTGAACCTTCCTGGATGGAAGAACTGAGCGCACTTGTGGAAGTAGTTCCAAGATTAGAAGCAGAGCTAGATGCTTCTCCACTCTTAGAGTTAATACCTTCAATATATCCAGCTCCAAAGTTCTCTCCTGACTTCTTACTGTCTCCAGTTGGTTCAAGCTCTTTCTCAGATGCTTTACGCATACCCTTGGCAGCTTCAATGGCAGCCGTTGTATTACCAGACATACCACTTACGAAGTCCTTACCACCCTTATCTCCAGCTGAAGAAGCCTGGCTGTCAAACTTATTAAGCTCCTCAACAGCAGAATCTACCATTGACTTAGCAGCATCTACCATTTCCTGAGTTACAATATCTGATCCACTCTCAACAGCTTCCTTGAGATTTTGATAGTTGGTCTCCATATCAGATACTTGTCTTTCAAGACTTTCTCTAGTTCCACTCTCAGCTGTTATAAAGTCATTCTCCATGTTCTCAAGGGCCTCTGCTATCTTGTCAACATCTCCACTGATTATTGCGCTTGAGAGTCCTTCATAATTCTTAATGGTATTCTGATATTCTATATACTGATTTTCAGCATTGAGGTAAGCTGTCTTAGACTCAACCATGGCCCCTTTAGTGCCATTGATTTTATTAGTCAGTGTCACCAGCTCATTTCCATACATTTCAGCAGCTGTTGCTGAAGATACTGCAAGTCCTTCCTGATTAGCCCACTCTTCAGCCGTCATGCTCTGTACAGATGCAAACTTAGTTTCTAAGTCTGCCAGTTCTGACTTGTTCTGATTATAGATACTAAGTGCTGATGCATATGAGCTAAGAGCCTCTTCCTGATTCTGAATAGCTGTAGTATAAGCTTCTTCATTAGCTGAGAGTATAGCTTGAGCTTTCTTAGTTTCTATCAGTTCTTCAAGAGCTGTCTTCTCATCCTTGTAGTTCTGAATGACTCCATCTACAAGCTCCATTTCAGTTCCAAGTGCATCATTGAGAGTAGTTACTATAAAGTTGGCCCTCTCCTGATAAGCCTGGTTAACCTCTCCAGCTGAGTTGGTATAACTATCAAGCTCCTCTGCAAGCTGCTCATAATAGTCATACTCATTATCTATAGCCTTAAGACTTTCTGACCTTGCATTTTGTACCTCATCATATGCGTCTATCATGTCATAGATTTTATCTATCTCTTCCTGTTCTTTACTGGTCAGAGTCTCTATATCACTTGTATAGCTCTTAGTGTTTGCAGCTACTAATATGATTGCAGATGCAAGTGCAGCCACTCCAGCTGTTACTAAGCCTATAGGTGTAGCCATCTGAGCAGCGTTAAGAAGTAACTGAGCTGTCTCTGCTGCCTCAGTCGCTGCTCTAAGTGCTGCAAACGTTGAAATCATAGTTCCTATCATGGATACAAAGCTTGCCAGCTTAGAAGCTACGAAAGTGACAGCTAATATAGTTCCAATGTTCTTTATAGTTTCTTTTATAGTATCAAAGTTTGTTATTATAAAAGTTATTCCACTCTTGGCAAACTCTATAACATCTTTAATCTTGTCTTTTATCTGAGGAGCGTTATCTTTAACCGACTTAAGGATACTTTTAGCACCATCCTCAATAGTAGATATCAGGTCTTCAATCTCAGGTTCATACTCAGTAAGCATAGAACTTATCTCTGATCCTACGTCAGCCCTTACTCCTTGCCACGCAAGTTTTATCTTATCCACTCCATCCAGAGTTTCTTCATAAGTGTCCTCAACATTACCCTGATAGTCACTCATAGCATCACTTAAGTCATTGAAGTCAAGTCTTCCACTCTTACAAGCTTCAGCTATAGCTGGACCAGCTTTAGTTCCAAACAGTTCCATAGCTGCTACAGTAGCTTCTGAAGTACTATCTGCGCTCTCCATAGCCTCCTGAAGCTCAGATAGAGTATCTGCTGTAGATTTACCTTCTTTAGCTGAATTAGCAAGAGCCTTCTTAAGTGCTGCCATGACAGTTTCAGCATCCACTCCTGAAGTCTCAAGTTTACCCATAAAAGTTACAGCCTCATCTACATTAAGGTTCATATCCTTAAGAGAAGCTGCATTAGTGGTTAATGAGCTTGCTAAACTGTCTACTGAAGCCCCAGTTTTCTGAGAGGCTGAATTAAGAAGGTCAAGTAAATCTCCAACATTTTCAGACTCTATTCCCCAAGCTTCACATGCACTCTGAACTGAATCAATGCTTGAAACTACATCAGTATTATTTAAGTCTGCAAACTTGATAAACTTTGTAGATAAGTCCTCAAGCTCTTCTCCAGTAAGTCCAAACTTTGTATTTATTTCACCTATGGCACTTCCAGCTGTTTCAGTGTCAGTAATAACTGACTTCATAACATTGCCATAACTTTCTGTTAAACCTTCAAGAGCTTCACTACTTGCCCCGGTCTTAGCTACTATAATGTCATACCCATTGTCAAACTCTTGATAAGCCTCATAAGCACTCTCAGCAAGGTCTTTAAGCCCTGATATAAGTACCTTGATACCTGAAGATATGAGGTCAGCCATAACCCCCTTCATGACTGTAAAGCCATCTCCCAGGTTAGCAGAAGCTTCCTCAGCTTCTTCCATAGAATCTATTGAGTCTTCAGTTTCATCTGCAAATTTACCAGTTTGGTTTTCGCAATCAGTCAAGTCCTGATTATAACTCTTTATCTCTTTCTCAGTATTATTGATGGCTGCTTTCATATTGTTTATGGAAATTTTAACCTTATCAGCTTCTGCTGAGTTTTCTCCATAAACTTCTTTGGTCTTCTCATACTCTTCCTCTAAGAGTGATAGTCTTGTTTTCTGAGAGTCTAATACAGTGGTCAGCTGTTTAAGTTTAGCTCTTAATCCATCTGCGTTACTACTCCAATCATCCATCCCGGATGAAGCAGCCTTAAACTCTGAATTTGCAAGCTTAACAGCCCTTTGGGCTTGTTGCATAGCTGACTTAAGTTGGCTTATATCAGCTTTAAATTGAGTTGTAGAAGTTGTATCTGCCATAGTTTTCACCACCTAAAACCAGTCATCCCCGGCTGGTCTTCTTATTACTCTATTAGGATCATTTTGTTTCTTTTCTCTCAGTTGCATCCTTCTTACATCTACATATAAGTCTATTACGCTCCCATAAGTCTGCTCATCTACGTCATAAGGAGTCATAGCTGGAAACTCTTTACAGAGCTGATAACTGAGAGTAAATAAAGTTTCATATAAGGGTGTGTCATCCACACCCTTATCTAGTTTTTTGAGTCAGTTGGTATGGTAAGCATCTTAGTAAAGGAGTACTTAAGGATACCCATAAGCACTGGTATAAGCTCAGATACTTTCACATTATCCCAGTCCTCATCTGTCATATCAGGAAAACATCCAGTAAGGACTTTGGTTATCTGCTCCCAAGCTCCATATAACACTTTAAGAAGCTCAGAAGTATCATCTATGTTATCTATGTTAAGAAGCTTCATGAGTTTTCTGATAGAGCCAAACTTAAGCTCTATAAGCTCAGCTGTTGAAGTCTTAACTATGTTATCTTCATTGTCATATACATTTAATACTAATTTTTCCATATCTTTTATCCTCTCTTATAAATAAGGTGGGTGGTCTATAAACCGCCCACCTATGATAGTTAGTTATTCTTACGCTTTAGCTGTGATTGTGTCTGGTGTCTGAACTGCTATGAAGAAGTTAGCCTTATCTGCAATAAGGTCAAGACCAGTATTAACAGTTACAGCCTTAGCTGGTGAATTGGTCTTAGTGAACTTATGAGTTGTAGAAATACCTGTGAATGTGAGTTCCTGACCGTTTGCGTCTGTTCCATCATCCTCTGTAACATTAGTCTGGTCAGGGATATTGAAGCTACCCTTAAGTCTCCAAACATACATTACATCACCATCAGTAGTCTTGGTCTGATAACCAATAGCAAAGTACTTAGGTGTTCTTTCCTTCTCTACATATGTTCCAGTAGCAGAGTCATAATACTGACCAGTAATATCTGCAAGAACATCAAGAGGAATTGCAGAAGCTGATATAGTAATTTCATCTGATCCAGTTGAACTTACTACTACAGCCGGGATATTGTCATAGTAATGAGGTTCATTACTTGACTCTGTTGTCTTGCTGATTTCAGCAACACCAGCGAGAGGTTTAACTGTTCCAGTTACATAACCTTCACCCTGTTCTGTGCTGTTGTTATCTTTAGTAACTTCAGCATATACGAGGCCTTCAACACCTCTGTATTCAAAAATTTGACCCATTGTCTTTACCTCCATAATTATTAATAAAAAAGAGCCACTAAACTTAGTTAGTGGCTCATAGGCTCAATAGTTTCTAAATATTTAAGTTATAAATCTCAAGTCCTCTTCCAGTGTGAGTCTTTTCATCACTTTGTACATCAAAGCCCTTACCTCTTACTATCCACCCAGCTTCTTTAAGTGCTGCCCTGACACTTGCTGAAACTGAGTAAGTAAGCTCTGGATCAGAGCTATATACATAAACGTTAAATCCCCACTCTGTACCATAGTCTGAGTTATCATAATGACTATGGTCAGGACTGTCAAAGTTCCAAAATGTTATAAAAGTCTCAGGGTAGGTTTCATCATCTGACATAGACCCTTGTCTATATACCGGATAACCAAACTTAGACAGTATCTCTATTAAGTTATCTTCCATAGTTAACCTCCCATGTACTCATCTATCGCATCTTGTAACTCTTCTCTTATCTGCTTAGTTATCTTAGCTAAATACTTCTTTCTGCTAAATATATCCTCAAGCGCATAATTAGGGCGCATCTTTGGAGTACCAGTTATCAGGAATCCCCCAGCTCCCGGTTTAGTCTTGTCAAAGCCTAAATCAATCTCACCAAGTGAACCATGCCACACGGTCTGAGGATCAATTATAATCTGGTCTCTTGTCTCCCCTTGCGAGTATTTACCTCCAGCTGGTAGGTTGGCACTTGTCATAGCTTCTTTAACATCATCTTGAACTGTCTCAGCAGCCTGATCCATAGCATCACCTATAACCTTCTGAAGATTAGCCCCTAACTTATCGAGCTTTTCAGCATATGCAGAAAAATTAGAAAAGTCTATAGATAACATTTTTCCCCTGGCTGTCAAGGTTTACCACCCACCTTCTGAAGTTTAAACTGCATATATTTGTGTCGCATATCTATGTTTTCAGGTCTGCTAATCACATCATATATTTCAGCTGTCTCACAGATATAAACTCTACAATCAGAGCTTATGTTTGGGTTATACCATGTATCTACTACGGCTGTGTCATAGACAGTAAATACTTCATTCGACTTATTCTCAGTACCACCATAAGTTTTAAAACTTCCAAAAAATACCTCAGTAACATCCTCAGGATCAGGATAAGTCTTTTTAGTGACTCCCTTAACCATTGTAGTAGTCGGTATAAGAAGCTTCATAGGTACATCAAAAGGTACACTGGCTTTATACATTCTGCCCATATTATCACCCCTTATAGCTCAGTTGTGCTGCTCTCTGAATGAAGTAAGGTGAGAGTTTACCATCACCAGCTCCATAGTTCCAAAGGTCAGAAACACCACGGGCCACTACACCAGCTGTCATATTAGCCTCAGATACCCCGGCTTCCTTCAGAAAAGCCACAGTCTCATCAAAATAGACTTGCAAGGTATCATCCTGATAGTCACCTACGATACCCAAA